TATTGGACAGAACTCTGTTGTGGCTGGAGTTAAATTAGATATTGGCTCAGCAGAATTTGAAGACTCTTCGTTTATCCAAACAGTTCAAGCTACAGATCCTCTTAAATCAGTAAAGCTTATTCCTGCGTCTCAAACCGCGTTATATAACGCAACATATACAATAATAGAAGGTATGCAACGCGCCGCAAATGGGCAAGAACCAGAACTTACAAACTTTACCCCAATTGTTGGAACACGTCAACTCGGGGATGTAAACAATGACTCTTTCGTTAACCAATTAGATGTAGATAATATAACAGCATATTTTGATGGCACATTAACAGATGAAGCTACAATTGAATGGATTGAGCGAGACTTTAAAATAAGACTTACGCAGAATCCTCTTTACGATGCTTATCCTGCATATAAAGCATATTTTAACGCAGTGTCTGCAAAAAATGACAGTTCTCCTGGTCCACTATATCCTGACACTAATGACACTGATGACGTTAAAGTAGAAAGTTTATCCAATATTCAAAACATAAGTTTAATTACTGATGTGATAAGTAATTTTGTGAATGTTCCTTTAAACTCAGCAGACTATAATACAGTGCCGCCAGCGTTAATTCCAATGACAGGTACTGCTAGCCCAGTAACTCTTGCGACTCCGTTAGATGAAGCGTTTGATTTAACGCCGTTTAATATTGGAGTAATTGACGCGTTTGAAAATGTGAATCCAGGAAATGATTACGTTAACGACGTGTTTGCTTTAGTACAAGATTCAACGATGATTCCGTTTGCAAGATATGAGCAAATTATTATTCTTTCAAATATAACCGCTGCATTTTCAGTTGGCGATATCATTACACAAGAAACGTCTGGCGTGGTTGGTAAAATTACCGGAGTTAATAGTGGAGAAAAGTTTATTAAAGTAACACCGTATGCTTATTACGGATTTAACTCTACAAACGATATTTTATTCAGAGGAAATAATTATCCTATCCTTGCATCAGAACGAGATTACACTTCTGAAGTAATTGGTGCTAATGCTGATATGAGTGCTAAAACTATATTTGAAGATGGTAGGATTACCGGCGTAAAGGTTATTAATTCAGGATTTGCATATCCGGATGGGGAAGTAATCTTAATAGTAGATGATAATGATAACATTCAAGCAAGAGGTACGGCCCAAGCTGTAACAGAAGGAATTACAGAAGGTTTCTGGGGACAACTTAATTCTCATATTAATGGCTACACAAGTACAGTAGCTGAAAACGGTGCTGATGTTTACTACGAAGGTCAAATGAGAATACAAGATAGTGATTTCTATCAAGAGTACTCGTATGATATTAAATCTTCAGTATCACAAGAAAGATATCGTGGTGCATTGCATAAAAATGTTCACCTTGCAGGTACAAAGCAATTTGGATCATTTTTATATCAGAAAAAACAAAACAGCGGTATTGCACAAAGATTTTATCATAATGTTAAAAATGATTATACGTCCGGCGGGATTGATGTCGTTGGGCCAGGACAGGATACAGGTCAAAGTGGAACAATTACAATGGATACTACTGGGTATACTGCTGATAGTACGATTTTGCGTGCAGACATTGTGAGATAAAATAAACGGATAAATAACTAAAACACTTAGGAGCTATAATAATGGCAAAGCAGACAATTGGTGTAGGACTAGCGGCTAATGATGGCGGTGGTGATCCGTTACGTTCTGCGTTCGTTAAAGTCAACGAAAACTTCACAGAACTTTATAACGCTAGTGTAACAACACTTACAGATTTAGGAATTTCTGACGGAACTAACGGTCAAGTACTTACAACTGACGGTAATGGTGCATTTACTTTTACTACTGTGTCAGGCGGAGGTGGAACCACATTAGGCGCGTTAACTGATGTTAGCGCTGTAGCAGCTACGACAGGTCAAGTATTAAAATGGGATGGTGCCCAATGGGCGCCAGGAACAGACTCAGGCGGCGGTAGCGGAATTGCTTTAACTGATTTGAGTGTTGCAGCTGAACCAGCGGCATCAGGAGATGGCGGTCTTGCTTACGATAGTGGTACAGGTGCATTTACATATACTCCTCCAGTTATTCCAGCTGACTTAAACGATTTAGGAATATCAGATGGAACTAACGGTCAAGTACTTACAACTGACGGCGCAGGCGGTTATACATTTGAAGATGCGTCAGGCGGCGGCGGTGGAGGATCCTCGACCTTTAGTGGTTTAACAGAAATTTCAACAGCTGATGTTGATGCTCATGATATTGCGTTACAAGCTAAAACAACACACATTATGACTCCTAACGGTTCTTCAGCATACCGTTCAGATATTTATGGCACGGTAGATAATCCAACAATCCATGTAAGAGCAGGCGAAACAATCGCGTTTGACTTAACAGATGTAACAGGTTCGCACCCGTTCCAAATTGAAACATCAGGTGGATCAGCATATAATGACGGCTTAATTCATATTGCAACTAATGGTACTAGAACTACTGGTGCAAGCGCTCAAGGTAAAACCTCTGGTACATTGTATTGGAAAGTCCCAGGAACAATCAGTGGTACTTATAAGTATATTTGTACTGTTCATGGTTCAATGATTGGTGATATTGAAATTGAAGCTGCGGCAGGTGCATCAGGTGGAAGTGGACTAAATACACGTACTTCAACCAATACTCTTAACAGCGGGATGGCAAATGGTGCTACTGCAAACTTTGATCTTTCTGCGGCTAAAACATTTGTTTTATATTCAATTGAAGTATCAGGCGCAGCTTGGGTAAGATTGTATATTGATACTGCGTCGAGAACCGCCGATGCTTCAAGATTAAGAGGTAATGACCCGGCACCTGATGCAGGAGTAATTGCCGAAGTAATTACAACAGGAAGTGAAACTGTTAAATTTGGCCCTGCGGTCATTGGTTATTGTAGTACTGGTAACACAATTCCAGCTGCAGTTACAAACGATACCGGTGGAACTGCTAATATTGATGTTACAATAACGCACTTAAGCTTAGAGGCCTAGAATGCCAGATCAAACTCTTGAATGGATTATCACTCTTCATAATCATGAGGACCTAGAAGATTTCTACAATGATATGGAAACTCCTGGCGGAAATCTGTTTATTCCAGACAGAGCAGTTGGTGTTGAAAAAAGAAGATCAATTAGTCGTAACACTCATTATATGTTAACTCCAGCAGAAGCGGCACTTATCAAACAAGACGAACGTGTTTGGGATGTGGATATGGCAGATATGATTGTAAATGTTCCAACATATGAGTTTAACGGTGATTTTGATAAAACAACTTCAGGCGATGCAGATCATATCAATTGGGGTATATTAAGACATACGATAGAAGATAATTTGTCAAATTGGGGTCTTCCTGGTACATCAGGTTATACACGTGATGTGAATATAACAGCGTCAGGAAAACATGTTGATGTTGTAATATTTGACGGACATTTTGATCCAGCGCATCCAGAGTTTGCAACAATTGGAACTGAGACAGATTATTCAGATGGTGCACTTGTAAGTGACTCATCTAACGGAGCAGTATTTGATAGATCAATTACAGTTCGTGGAGTTAAATGTGTTATTGCTGGCGCAGTAGGTGGACAAACTGCAGTACCAGACGCTTGGGCATATAAAACTGCAAAATTTATTACATTACTTATTAATCCACAAGATCCTTTAATTAATTTAGAACACCAAGCCAATTTAATTAAAACATTAAAAGGTGATTCGGGAACTACACATGCAGGCTTACCTACGGCACAAAGAGTTGCTTGGGGTGGTGGTGCTTCATATACACCAAACTTTTTAACAGACGCAGGTGCGGCACAATACGCAGGATACCAAACTTTTTTAGATAATAACGCTATGGACGATATGGTATGGTATAGAAATTCATCAGGAGCAAATCCGCCAACAAGCGATAGAGACATCGAAGAGTTAGCAGAACACTTGTTCCATACAATTCATAACTTTGGTATTCCAGGTGCAGTTCCTGGAAGTGCTACAGAAGTTCCTATGCAATCTTTAGGACCGATACTCGAAGGCAATCCTAGTTTTGATTGGCAAAATACAGAATTACATCTTGCAATGAAAGAAGCAATTGACGCCAGCCTATACGATCCATCTGGTTATTCTACAGATTGGGCAACAGATGCTGAAGCAGCTACAGTTGCATACAAAGAATATACTTATTTAGTTAATTG